CTATGGTTAAAATTATAGTTGTTAATAAAACAAAACCACATTTTTTAGAAATGGTTCATTCTAAAATTATGGCTGTTGGTGTTCACGATGTTCAAATTGTTGAGGATACAAATTTAGTATTAAAAGAAACCAATTCTGCGGTTGAGCAAACCACACCAGAAACCACTCTGGAAATTTTCAACAAGTACATTCAAAAAATTGATTCTTCAAATTTAAATTTAGATAAATTACAGACCGTAATGAGCAACCTTTACTCAAGGGCTTCGTCGTCAGAATAAATTGATAGGGATTATATAATGATTGCGTTCCAAAAATTACGCTGGAAAAATTTGTTATCGACAGGCAACATTTTTACTGAAATTGATCTAGCTCTTTGTGGTAGCACTCTTATTGTTGGCAGCAACGGTGCAGGCAAATCAACAATTTTAGATGCAATTACTTTCTCTCTTTATGGGAAACCATTTCGGAATGTCAACAAAAATCAATTGATAAATTCCATTACCAAAAAAGAACTTGTTGTCGAGATTGAATTCAATACAGAAACTTCCGAGTATAAAATCATTCGTGGAATGAAACCAGCAGTCTTCGAAATTTATTGCAATGGTGTGTTGATGAATCAGCTAGCAGACCAGCGAGACTATCAGGAAATGCTGGAAAAAACAATCATTAAAAAGAACTATAAATCATTTTGTCAGACGGATATTCTCGGAAGTGCATCATGGACTCCGTTCATGCAACTGCCTGCCGCACAGCGCAGAGTCTTTATTGAAGACCTTCTAGACCTTAATGTATTCAGTACGATGAATGTTTTGCTGAAGGAAGATATCCAGAAAAACAACGAAGCCATCAGAGACAACGAACATCAGCGTCAGATGACGCAAAGTAATATCAAACTCATCAAAAGTCATTACGAAGAAATTCGCAGTAAAAATGATGATTATATTATTAATAAGAAAAAAATCATAGTTAATTTAATGGAACGCACTGGTGGTATGGATAATACCAGACAAGAACTGTCAAGAAAATTAAATGTACTAAAGGACAAAATTGCAAATGCTGATATTATAAATGAAAAATTTAATGAGATTTATAATATCAGACAAAATATGAAATCAAAACAAGAATCACTCAAGGATGAAATGTATTTTTTTGATTGCCATAACGAATGTCCTACTTGCAAGCAGGAAATATCTCAAGAATATAAAACAAAAATACTTGACAAATATAGTGAGTCTATTAATGAGATAGAATCTGAATTTGAAAATGTAGTGTCGGCGTATTTAAAAATTTGTAAAAAAGTAGAATACGTAGATCAAATTACACAAGAAATATCTGATGTTATGGCAGAAAAAAATCAATTGAGTATTATGATTAATTCGCTATATGATCAAATGACGGAAATCGAAAAAGATATTGCTAGAGTGAGAGACGACTCAAGTAAAATGTCCAATGATAAAATAATTGATATGGAACAAAATTTAATATCACTCAATGCTCAATACAATACTTTTATGGAGGACAAACAAGTATTTCTAGCAGCAACAAATCTGCTCAAGGATAGCGGCATCAAAACAAAAATCATAGAGAGATATATTCCTATTATAAATTCTTTAATTTCAAAATATTTGGCTGAAATGGAATTGTTTGTTGACTTCCAATTGAATAATCAGTTTGAAGAGACGATCAAATCCCGCTATCGTGATGAGTTTACCTATGCGTCATTTTCGGAAGGAGAAAAATTTCGTATCAATTTGGCTTTGTTATTCACATGGAGAGAAATCTCTAAAATGCGTAACGGAACAAATACAAATCTTCTTATCATGGATGAGGTAATGGATTCCTCTCTTGACGATTCGGGGAACGCGGAATTTAGTAAAGTGATTATGTCCTTGACAAAGGATACAAATACGTTTATTATTAGTCATAGGACTGATCAAATCAGTGAAAAATTTGATCGTATTTTAAATTTTGAAAAACACAACAACTTTTCAAGGATTATATCATGAAACTCATCATAGCCGGTTCTAGAGATATCACAGATTATAACATTCTTATTAATACAATAATTGAAGCACAAGATTCTGGTTTTCTAATTAGAGGCGATCTTCCAGAAGAAATTGTTTCTGGTGGTGCCAGAGGTCCAGATATGCTAGGAGAAGAATTTGCAGAAAAATGTTCAATTCCTGTCAAAAAATTTATCCCCGATTGGGATGGACAAGGCAAGTCTGCTGGAATGCAAAGAAATGCTGAAATGGGAAAATATGCTGATGCTGCTGTCGTTCTATGGGATGGTAAATCTCATGGAACTAAACATATGATTGATGTTATGCGTAGGCTCAATAAGCCATGTTATGTGAGGATTGTACATGAAGCTAGTTGATTATCGTGATCCTATTCTGAAACAAATTAGTGAACCATTTGATTTTACAAATCCTCCATTTGATCCAATCGAGATTGCCCAAGATTTAGTCAAGACAATGTATGAGAATGGTGGTATTTGTTTAGCAGGAATACAAGTAGGAATTCCTTATCGTGTGTTTGCCATGCGAGGATCACCAGAAAATTATGTAATTTTTAATCCACGGATGGTGATGCCTTCTGTAGAACAAATTCGTCTGGAAGAAACCAGCTTGACATACCCAGGTCTTTCTGTTAAAGTGAAACGTCCGCAACATTGTAAAGTGCGTTTTGCTGTTCCAAATAGCGAAGTCCGTACCGAAACATATACTGGAATCACCGCCAGAGTATTTCAGCAATGTATGGATTTTCTGGATGGCAAATTATTTTATTCAAATGCAAATCCAATTCATCGTGACCAAGCACTTAGGAAATGGAGAAAATAAGTGAACATTTTTTATGTTGATTCTGATCCAGCAATTGCTGCCCGTTCACTTGTGGATAAGCATGTCGTAAAAATGGTTTTAGAGTCGGCACAGCTTTTGTCAACCGCGCATCGCGTACTTGATGGTAGAGAAGTTGCAGCTAAGACAGAATCTGGTCGTAACGTAAAGCGTTGGGTTTTGGATGATGCTCGTGATAATATAATTTATACAGCAACACACGTTAATCATCCTTCAGCCATTTGGTGTCGTCAGTCTATCGAAAATTATACATGGCTTGTTGACCACATGTATGCACTCATGGATGAGTATACACATCGTTATCAAAAAACTCATAAGTGCTATGGTGAAATTGCATACATGCTTTCTTCTCCACCAAAAAATCTAGAAGCCTATGACTGGACTCCAATGCCTTCGTGTATGGATGCTCAATACATTATCAGCGATGATCCAATTGTAAATTATCGCAACTACTACAAGCATGGCAAATCTTCTCTACATGCTTGGAAAAATCGCAACCCACCTGGATGGATTAAAACATGAACAAATATGCATTGACACTATCTGATATTTCAGCACTTGAAATTATTCAAAATAAATTGCATGAGCAATCTGTTGCCATGGGTTGGCATGATAAACCACGAGAGATTGGTACTCTGATTGCTTTGTGTCATAGCGAGCTTTCAGAGGCGCTAGAGGGTGCTAGAAAGAACCTGATGGATGACCACCTACCCAACCGCAAAATGCTAGAGGTTGAGCTTGCGGACGCGATTATTCGCATCCTAGATTTAGCTGGCAGAGAAAAACTTGATGTTGCAGGCGCTATCGCAGAAAAGCATACCTATAATGCAAATCGCGCAGACCATCAATTAGCCGCTCGAAATGCCGAAGGCGGAAAGCAATTCTAATGTCGGATAAATTGTTAGAGAAACTGAATATTGACTATAAATACAACGAAGATCAAATTATTGCCGAATTTAAGTCTTACATAGACAAAACTTATGGCGAGCATTACAAGAAGAAAAAATTGGAATGCTTTGATGCCTGGATTGCTAGAGGTACATTGAGTTCTACTGCAATCGATACTGCCGAGAAATATCTATGGAGATATGGCGCCAAACAAGGTAAAAATAAAGCTGATCTTCTGAAAGCCATGCATTATATACTTTTGGTGATATATGCAGATCATTATAATAACAAAAAAGATTAATTTTATCAGCTTACGTTCTTTATAAATAAAAGTAGCCATCGCGGGCGGCAACCCCATGGCTTCTAATGCAAAGGAAACATCAGCTATGAATATTTATCAGCCTTACACATATCTTATTGGGTGGACTGCACATAATAAATGGTATTATGGTGTGCGGGCGGCACGAAATTGTAATCCTTCTGATTTGTGGGTCACATATTTTACATCTTCCAAACACGTTAAAAAATTCATAGAAGTTTATGGCAAACCTGATGTAATATTAATACGTAAAATTTTTGATTCTTCTTCTAAAGCTTATGTGTGGGAGCGAAAAGTTCTTATTCGATTGAAAGTTATTGGGAATAACAAGTGGCTGAATAGATCAACGACCATAGTACATGATAGAAGTGGTGTTCCGCAACCAGAAGAATTTAAAAAATTTATGAGTCAAAACAGAAAAGGCCGCAAACACTCAGAAAAAACAAAACAAAAAATAAAGGAAAGTAATACAGGCAAAAAAAGAAATCAAGATACACTTTCCCGTATGAGGGTTGTTCGATTGGGAACGACTCATTCTGAAATGACTAAGCAAAAAATGAGTGAATCACATAAAGGTAAATCTGGAATATCCAGACCCGGAATCAAAAACCCAATGTATGGTAAAGTTCATACAGAAGAAACAAAACGAAAAATCAGTGAAAAACAAAAAGCTTATCGTAAGGCTATTAAAATGAAGGAGATAAATTAATGAATATTGAGATCGCGATTGAAGAGCTTCGTAAAAGAAAGTTAATGCTTTGTGTGCCAATGTATGGTGGAAATTGTGTGGGAATTTTTGCCAAATCCGTAGCTGATCTTTCTGCTATTTGTGCGGCAAACGGAATCGAGCTTCGTTCATACTTTTTATTCAATGAGTCTCTTATCACCCGAGCACGAAATTATTGCGTAGATGAATTTATGCGCTCTGACTGCACTCATATGATGTTCATCGACTCCGATATTGGTTTTGATCCTCGTGATGTTTTGGCCATGCTAGCTCTACAGTCTGATGAATCTGAATATGATGTTCTTGCTGGGCCTTATCCAAAGAAGTGTATTTCATGGGAAAAGATCAAGTTGGCTGTTGACAAGGGTATGGCTGATGAAGACCCATCTATTCTAGAAAAGTACGTTGGCGATTATGTGTTCAATCCAAAGGGCGGTGGTGGTAATATTCGCATCGACCAGCCAGTTGAAGTTTCTGAGGTCGGAACGGGTTTCATGATGGTCCGCAAATCCACATTCCAAAAGTTTGCTGATGCGTATCCACAATACAGTTATAAGCCAGACCATGTACGTACAGAACATTTTGATGGTAGCCGTGAAATCATCATGTATTTCCAGGCTGAAATTGAACCAGTATCAAAAAGATATTTGTCGGAAGACTATAATTTTTGTAGGCAAATATCAGATATTGGGTTGAAAATTTGGT